ATATAAAGTCCCATCTTTTGAAACCCCAACTACAACTGCTTGATAAGGGTTATCAGCATTTTCCAATGCTTTTACAGCTTTATCTTTTGATGATAGAAGTGTATATGTAGCATCTGCTTTTGGAACAGGTATTGACCAATCCATACCATATGGATCACGTTTATATAATGCTTTTAATTGTTTATCAGTCACACCAAGAGATGACAGTGATGATGATTCGTTTAGAATTTCATATCCATCAATCAGATCAATGTCTTCCTTTGCCATCTGGAAAGGAGCATTCTTCATGATGTTTTGAAGACCCGACACCTGATCTGGTGTGAAAGATTTGTTCTCCTCGTAGTAAGAAACCAATCCCTCACCAAAACTCCTTGTCTTCTCATCCTTACCATTTGATGCCAATGCCTTGGCTGCTTTCAGAACTTCGGCATCTTCCATCTTTGCTTCATTCATCTCTCCGAGTGTTTTAGCGATTGATTGATATTCTTTATAGTGGTTATAATCGTACATTGGTATCTCCTATTACTGTACCAGCGAAAGTAAAGCCTTACCCATTGTCAGGGCATCTGTAACTCGTTGTTTTGCCGCTTCAACCTCTTCAACAACATTGATGTCACCACCAATATCAAGTTCTTCCATGCAGTACTGTACCAGTTCCATTACTTCCCCTTCGTCAAGGTCTTGGAGTTCTGGTAACACCTCGTCAATGTTGTCAATGGCCTCAGCCAGATAACTAAGGGGTTCCAAAAAGTTTTTCGCATCCCAGATGTCCATGTCACCATCAGACAGACTCTCTTTTACCGCCTCAACAACACTAAACACGAATCTCAACAGTTCCTTTGTCTCTTTGATCCCTGCCATTTTAGCTCCTTCCATATCTTAGATAAATCATTGGTCCATTGTCACCGTTCTGAATGACAATAGGTCTTTTGGGGTATTTCAACCCGTATTGTCTGATCGCCTCACCTACTGGGCTTGTACCAACGTACTTTTCATAACGATGGTACTGTCTCTTTCCCATTCTACACCGATAGAAGGTATCTGAGTCCACAATGAAGACATCCTTACCTGCAAACTTCTCAACACGGACTTCCTCGCCCATGTACTCTTTTCGTTTCTTCTTGGCCTTCTTCTCGTCCTCTTTCTTCTTCTTGTAAGTCAATACCACATCAGGGTCTTTGACTCCCAGACCAGACACTGCAGCCACACTTACAGTTGGTGTGTCTTCCTCAAGCTCATTCTGTTCATGTAGGAGTTCCTTGAAGGTCATTCTTCTGACTCTTCCCAACTCCTCTTTCAGTAACTGTGCATCAGTCTCCCAATCACTCTGTAGAAATTCCATCAGAGTCCGTTCAAGGTAGTCGTCATCATTCCAGATCTGGGGATTGTGTTGTTCTTTGAGTAGGTACAATGCAGCTGCATAGTTGAGCAGGATTGATCTACCGAGGATTGGCACTTTTTCCAGTAGACCTCTGATCTTGAAGACCAGACGGTGTAACATGGTATAAGCTGCTTTCTCGTCAACCGTTGTCAGTTCACTAGACTTTTTGAGAGCTTTACCTTTCTCGTCTATGATACCGAGTTTGTATGCTGAGGTAGACTTGAAGTCCATCGTCAGTAGTCGCAGGAACCGAAACACGAAGTAAAGGTCTGCCCCTCTTGAGGCCTGTTTTACTAAATTACTGAGTGATGGCATGGTTACTCTTTATCAAACTCTCTAAGTTTATCTATTACTGCTTGGTCCATTCCGATGTCTGTAGTTCGTATGGATTGCCCATTCACTGACTCTATTCTGTCCTCTGGCATATACGAGAGGTAGACTAGAAAAGTCTTGAGTATCGGCCAGAGTTCTTCTTCCATCTTCTGAAAAAGAATTCTGGTCGCCACTCTCGGAGGAAAGACATTGTAGAACACGATTAGATGGTTCAGTACAAGTCTTTCCTTGAGATTGCCCTCAGTAATGTATTGGTTGAGGAGTCTCTTGATGTATCTGATCTTTCTCAGGTCATCATTGAACTCCTCAACGTCTACACAGTGAGGATTATCATAATATTTCATTGCATAGAGAAGAAAGTTCCTCTCGTTCAAATCATCAAAGGTCATTCATCCTTATGCAACACTAACCAAAGCAGATCCATTAGGTTGAAATGCTTCTGCTAACCAAACCTCAGCAGTACCAGATGCTCCAGCAGAAATGAGAGTTAGTCTGATTTTAGTTCCTAATGGAGCTGCGTTACCAATCGTCATTACATCCCCACTTACAGTGGCAGACGTTGCACCTCCAAGATTCAAATACATATGAATAGTGTCAGCACCATCATTACCTGCTGTAGTAAAGGTAATTGTTGTACCTGCACCATTTGCTTCAAACAGGACAAACTCATAAAAAATTCCTTCATATCCTGTTGAACCAGTTGGAAGAGTAAAATCAATATTGTTAGTACCAGCTTTACAGAGGATGATACTACCTGATTGATCAGCAGTCAAAGTAGGAGTCAGAGCAGCAGAAGTACCATCTACCATAACCACATTTCTCTTGAATCCGAAACCACCAATTCCAGTTGCATATGCTGTAAATCCAGTCTCTTGGGCGGCACCACCATCAAAAATTTTGGCAACTACAACATCATCCGCTTGGGTCAATTCAACATCATAACCATCGGTATCAAAATTCAGAGTTGTGTCAGCACCAGAGGAGGTGAAGGTCACAGTGTTAGAATTCATATCAATTGATGTATCTGCACCTATGTCAAGTCGTCCGTCTGCTGCTGAACCAACAGTCAAAGCAGAGTCTCTGAACTGAATGACTGAAGCACCATTCAACAGTAGTCCAGTGTCTGCAACGTGGGTCAGAGTAACATCTTGATCATCACCAAAATTAACCACCGAGGCATCCGCCAAGAATACATCATTGAATTCAGCACCAGTAGAACCGATGTCTACCGTACCACTTGCTGATGGAAGAATATTACCCGTCATGGTAATAGTACTTCCACCAGTAATTGCACCAGACACATCCAGAGCACCATTCAGGTCAACAGTGGTTGTATCAATCTGGACCTCAGTACCAGCAACAATATTAAGTAGTCCCGAAGAGGGAGAAGAGATAGCTTCAGTAAAGGCTCCACCGAAACCGAGTTTGTTGGTACTGTTCAAAGCAAGACCAGACCCGTCCGTGTGAGTCAGAGTAGTGTCTTGATCTGAACCAAAATTGAGTACCGAGGAATCTGCAAGATACACATCATTGAATTCAGCAGAAGCAGAACCAATGTCTACCGTACCTGAAGCAGCAGGAAGAATGTTTCCTGTCAAGGTAAGAGTACTCAGACCAGTGATACCTGAAGTTACACTTAGAGTACTTGAAACGTCCACAGCACCATTGATATCAATAGTTGATGCAGTTAGATCAATCTCAGTAGGTGCAGCAACTGCAGTCACACCAGATCCAGCACTACCAATGTATTGGTCATAATTGACCCCATCCTCAAAGTAAATCTTCCGAGTACTATTTACTAACAGACCTTGGTCTGCATAATGTGTCAGTGAGACATCAGAGTCTGCACCAAAATTCAACACTGCAGCATCTGATTTCAGTGACAGGTCATCACCTACCACCACAGATTTAGCAACACCAATACCACCATCGGTTTGAATTGAACCCGTGGTGGTAGAGGTTGAATTAGTAGTATCCTCAACAGCAATGTTGACAGGAACCGCCCCAAATAGACTATCAATGGTAATCTTTTTGGAAACCGAAGCACTAGTGTCAACTATTGCCAAAATATCAGCAGATGCTACATCGGCGGCTGCCAAAACTGTTAGTTCTGAAAACTTTACGTCAGCCATTTGTTATTTCCTTATTCGTTCTCTTCCTCATCAACTGAATCCTCGGATTCGGGTTGTTGGGACGGTTGTTCAAATTTATTGATGAAGTAGTCACAAGTTTGTATTGCTCCACCAATAGCTTGAATTTGAGTTTGAACCTGTTGGATAGCCTTTTGGTATTCGTCTAATCTCTCCAACAGTACTTTACGGTCACTAAGAAGTCGTTCTTTTTCAGTCATCAAATCATTTAGTTCTACGGACATAATCTATTCTCCATGTTAAAGTGAAGGTGGTCAATTGACCACCTGAAATCAATATTACGAAATTACAACAGCAGTATCTTTAGTACCAGCTGCATTATCACCTGTAGCAAGAACTGCCCAAGCAGATCCAATCCACATCAGAACACAAGATTGACCAGCAGTGCTAAAGGTCAGGGTAGTACCTGCACCATGAGTAGTAGTAAGGTCAACGTCCACAGTGTTTGAAGCATTAGAAACTACGATCACTTTGATTTGACCTACAGTAGTCACATCAGCAAGAGTGGTTTGAACAGTTGCACTTGTAGCATCAAGAACTGAAACAGCAGTAGTGGTAGAAAGAGCACCATCAGCAGTAACAGTCTCTGTGCTGTTTAGACCCAAGAAAGTTGGAACCTTGTTGAAAATATTAGCAACCGTGATCTTTTGGTTAGAAGGACTTGATGAAGGGTCATCCACAATGTGGAAGAGGTCAGTTGAGGCGAGAGCAGTGTTCTCGGTCAATGCAGTAATTTTTTTATCGGCCATTTGATATCTCCTATGGCTTTGGGACGGGACTCGTCACCGTTAGGGAAAATACGCTGGGACTTCGTTACACGAAAGGAACCGTCCCAGACGCAACAAAAAAGGTGTTTTACACCTTAGTATATATTGTCAGAATAATCTAGCAGTTCCCCGTTTCACAGTAGGTTGTGCAACAGGAGTAGATTTAGGTGGTGTAGGTTCAGCCACAGGAGCCGATTCTACCACCACTTCTTCAGTAGTTTCTACCTGAGTCTCAACTGGAGCTTGGGTAGTTGTTTTCTTTTTAGCCATTGATTTCCTTATCAGCTATCAGGTGTTACGGTGTCTTCAGTATCACCCGTAATTGAGGATGCAGCAACAAGTGTTTCCCACTTCACAGTACCAGCCTTTTGACCAGATCCGAATTGAGCCTTTGCCCAACCGTTGTGAGTAATACCACCTGCAAGAACAGGGACCAGTGTAGCACCAGTTCCACCACTTACAGCAACACTAGGTACTGAAGTGTATCCATCTCCTGCGCCTGTAACAGTCACTGAAGTGATCACACCCGTTCCATTGTTTGCGAACGTAGCAGTGGCTTGAGAGGTTCCACCTCCACCTGTAACAGTGATGGTATCTGTAGCACTGTTATAACCTGTTCCACCATCTTGAATAGCAATATGAATCACTTTGTCAGTAACTCCAATCTCACTATTGGAGATACCGAAAACGCTCAGTGAGGAAATGGTGTGACCAGTTCCATCATCCTGAGTGATTTTCAGGTGTCTTGGGTAGGTAATTACTGTTGCAGTAGCATCAGTACCATCTGTTGAACCTTCATAATTACGGTCAACAGTCAAATTATCGTCATCGGTAATAGTGGTCACTCTGTAAAGTAATCCATCAGCACCTTCAATGACATCCCCTACTTTTACTTCAGACGTAAATGCACCAGAAGAAGCACTTACGGCATTTGATGCGTTGGTCCAAGTCAACGTACCCGTCAACGTTGAACCGTCATTCATTCCCCATAGAGACATTTTTGTTCTCCTTTTAAAAATTGATTATAGGTATTTAGGTCTTACCCTTGATAAAACTTCCTTGCAAATCTCACTCCAAGGGATTCTGTCACAGGTGTTACAGACTCCACAATACCATAATCATCAAGTACATCCATGAGATCACTCTCGGACATACCTTTTTTCTTTGCTTGTTCCTTGATTTTAGTCATCCAGATTTTCTTAGATGACTTGTCCATGTCACTCCACTTGGACTCTACCTTCCGAGCTTCATCGTCAATCCACTCTTCATTGATATTTTCTTCACCGAGGTCAACACTCTCAATGTACATATTCAATTCATACCTCTCATTATCCAAATTTGCTACTTGAACATGTAAGTTTTGCTTCTTGTCAGTACCCAAAATGTACTTGTTAGTTTTACCACTTGAAGGTTTTTTCGGTCCAGTAGCAACTTTGTTATCAATCTCGTCAGGGTCAACGGTATATCCTCTTTTCTTTGCCACATCGTATGCGTGTTGCATGGCACCAGAAAAAGTCTTGTGATAGAGTTGATAATCAGTCTTCTCTTGGATCTCAACTTCTTCAGTCGGACCATATCCTTTGGGTGTAACATCTCTAATTATAGATTTGAATTTTGATTTTGGTTGAACTTTATTGGGAACAAATTTACCATTAATCCATTTACCTTCAACTTTATCACCGTCTTTATCAAAATGTTTTTGAAGATGTGGAGGCAATGCTTCATCAAGTTCAATTTCCTCTTTTCTCACTGGAAGACCTTCGCGTTTGGTTGAAGCGAAGTCTTTCAGATCTTTGAGAGACATGGAGTCAGCAAGTTTCTTCACAGCATCGGAAGCATCTTCCATCTCTCCTTTTTTATATGCATATGCCATTCCCATGAGTTTCTGTTGTTGCTGAGATACTGCCTTTTCTTCAAGTTCTCTTTGTTCTTTGGCATACTTCAACTTAGCAAGTTTTTCTCGGAAAAGTTTTGTCCGACCGTCAATTTTTTGTTCAACGTTTTCGTCTCTATCGCTTATGGCTTTACTGATCGCCTTCCTTTTGGCCATGAGATACTTATCACTGTCATCAGTATCACCATCGTTGTCTACATCATCGTCCTCTTTACCGACAGGATCTAAATTCTTTTTCTCAGTAATGGTTTGCTCGTTGATGTGAACTTGTCTCAAAGCTTCCATCCAAGTACTTCTTCTGTGTGGATTCAGATGATACCCCTCCATTTTTGGATTTACCTCAACCTTCTCAGTCTTACCTTGTTCAGCTTCAGTAGTCTCTGGTTCTTCTTCCTCGTCCTCTTCCTCGTCTGCTTTGTCCTTGAGTTTTTGAACTACGAGGTCAGCAATACGGTCAAGTTGTTCTTCCGAGGGTTCGTCCATTGTATCTTCCTCGTCTTCATCCTCGTCTTCATCCTCATCTTCCTTTTCACTTTTATTCTCATCACCATCCTCATCTTCTTCTTCTTGCATCCGAGTCTTTACACGAGTGCCAAGGTCTTGTGCTTCTTCGGCAGGTTCATTATCACCTTGCCATCCAGCATCAACCTCATCAAAAAACTTTTTCTTATCCTCATCAGAGAGTTCAGCAGGACTTTTGACACCATACTTCTTGAGTTTGGCAGCAAAGAACTTCATGTAGTCTTCTTTGTCCCCCTCTTCTTCAGAAACCTCTTGACTCTTCAATCTCTTCTTGACTTCCCTCATAATCTTGGCCTGTTCTTTTTTCTGGGCCTTATCTTGAGCGATGATATCAGATATGATATTCAGAACATCAGCCATTGTTATACTCCTTTGATCATTTTAGTAATACTTGGTTTTAGCAATGACCACTTCTCTTGAATGGTAGTAGGGTCAATTCCCAGTGTCATCGCTCTTTTTACGATATCCAGTGATTTATCTTCAGCGATATCCAATTCATTGGACATCCATTTGGCAACTTTATACTGCTGGTCTTGAACAGTCTCTTCCATGCCTGGTGTATCATCTACATATTTCCTGAGAGACTTAGTCAAACCCCATTCCAAAGATTCTCGTATCTCACTTAGATATTTATAAATAAAGGAACTGTCAAGATGACTGGCATTTAGGTTCTCGGTAAACTTGACATACTTCTTTGCGAGCCCTTCCATGTGGTAGAGGTCGTTCTCATTGATACTCTTCTGTTTAGACCATTCATTCCTTAGTTCCAAGAATTCATTCATCGTCTGTAAGCACTCTTTTAGATAGAACTCTCCACGTTTTGAGAGGGAACCCATTGAGTTGATGATCTCTTCAAAGAAGTTGTAGGCCTCTGGTGAGGTATGTAGATACTGTGTAGTAAAATTACCAAACGAGAGTTCGTTCTCCTTTGAAAGTTTGGTGATCTCTTTCTGTTCTTGTAGGTCAAACGATATCTCTTTCCATTTCTTACCTTCTCTGACTATCGCAAGTCTCATACCCTTACGAATCTCGTTGAAGAGTTTCTTCGTATCAGCATCAGACAGACTCTTTGGAGTGCCCATACGGAATGACTGGAAGTCACCATTTACAGCAGCTGCCCTCATCTTTGATGCTGACATACCCTCAACACCTTCTGCGTCTGGGTCTCGTTCTCCAGCTGAAACTACGTTGATACTGTCATAGTCATAGAATCCATGTTTTGCCTCAACACCGTTGTACTTGGTAATCAGAGCTTTGAAGTCATCAACACGATCAGACCCAACTACCATGATCAGATTGGTGTATCCCTTCTTGAACAGTTCCACTGCAACATCAATGGCAGTCCTTGACTTGGTGTTTGCCATGATTGACTTCTTGTGCTTCGGGAACATCTTCTGGAGGTAAGCCGTTTTAGTACCGTGGTCAAGAGGATTCTTCTTAGGGTCTTGTGACATACTGGCATAAATGAAGTAGTCCCCACCCTTGTTCTTTGCAACAGTCTCTACTGCCGTAATCAGCTTTTCGTGCCCGACAGTTGGTGGGTTGAACCGACCAAAAGTAAACACAACAGTGTCACCCTTCTGCTCGGTCATAAACTTTTTATACGACTTCATGCCTCTCCTCCATATTTTTTAGACTTGACTTTCTGACCTTCATACTCACCACCCGTTCGGGCAATTTCACCTTTAGCTTTACAATGAGCCTTACATGAGAACCCTTTGGGGTTGTCACAGTCACAATGACTCATATCCTTTTCTTCCTTCATCTCTTTAAAATACTGGTCTCTTCTTTCCACCTTACTTTCCGACTTACCTTTATGTTTTTTCCAGAGGTCAGCATCAGCAGTGGTTTGTGTTTTACCACCAGTAATAAAGCTGTTTACGCGTGCATGTCCCCACTGCTCTGGAGTAGTGCCTGGTCTGTGTCCAGTTCTCCATGCAGCAACACCTCGTTTGTAGACCTGTTTGAGAATATCAAAAGAGATACCAGATTTCTCAGCCTTCTTTTCAAGAGAAGAGTCAGCCTTTGCCTCAGTGTAGAGTTCTGGGTACAATTTCTTCATCTTTTGCGTATACTTAGACGGTTTCGTTTTCGCACTCTTATCGCCTGGGGCTGGTTTGTATGCAGACGGGTCGTTGTCTGATTTAGCTGCCCCTTTCTCAAAGTGTCTTGCTCTTTTCTCTTTGGTAGACTTAGACATCTCGTCACCCTCAGCATCCTTGGCATAATACTTCTTGGGTTGCGTTCCCTCTCTGTCCTTGATTTCTGAATCTTGGGGGGATGTTGTCTTCTCTATGAATAGGTCTCGGTATCGTTTCATTTTTCCCCTAATATAAACCGTCAGATATATCGTTCATCCAATCTTTTATTTCTCCTCTATCATATTCATCTCCTAGACCATACCAAGTTATACTTTCTGCTTCTCCATTAGGAACATAAAAATTTATCTCTTCATTATCAACCATTATCAACTCTGAACCATTTTTATCAAGAATGGAAAATTCAAAATCAAAATATGATGAATCTTTATTGAGGACAGCATTTTGAATATCAATAAATCCTTGGTCTGATGGTTGAATTACGGGTTCTTTATCTCCATGAACTTCGGTCAGAAATTTTTGTATAAGTCCTCGTAAAAATATGAAAAGTTTTGAACTTTCGTGTGCGGCACGTATTGCACCTTTCAAAAACTCATTTTGAGTGATTTCGGCACCTGGCATTTTTTCATTGGGTGATTTTTTATTAAAGTAAATAAGTTCTTTCCCTACTTGTCCTTGTTCTTTATAACCTTTATTATAGAATGAACCCACCACTTTATATGCTCTCGGATTGAGTATCACCCCCTGCATCGGTTCTGACGGATGGATGATTCCCCTACCTGTTCTATCAGTTATGGCATCAACTCCAAGGTCAAGAAAAATCTTTGTCCAGACATTAGATGATTTTGTCGTATTTCTTGACAACCGAATGTTAGTAAATCTGTTGGTCATATCACCAAAATTTGCCTTCATGTTAGGGTCTTTCATCATTGCAAAGACTTCATCTTTATACTCAGGTGTAGGTGCATCTGATGTGAAAAAATTACTGCCACTTGGTCTGAATCTTTGAATAGCAAAGAAGGTGTAGCGAGTCATGTTCCACCAGATACCGCCAGGACTCTTATCTCTGGCATCTTTTTGTGCAAGTTCTAATACTGCTTTGGCATATTCCCATCCAAAAGCTTCAGACATTTTTACTCCACTCTTTACATTTTTGATGATCATCTTTGCCAGTTTCATATAGTCACGATCATAATCCTTGCTGGATACTTTTGAGACATCAACAAAATTACTTCCTGATTTTGCCTGAAGTAGTGATACCATAGGCTCATCACCAGCAAATGGAACATCTAATTTTTGAGAGTTCTTATTGGCGTACAATTTCCATGCTTCTTTCAACGGATACACATAGACACCGTTCGGTGTGTTGTATGTTGACCTCGGGTTGATTCCTACCTTGAATCCAGAGATATTTCTACCAGTGACCCCAGAGAAAGACTTACCCACATCAGCAGTATAAGTGATAAACATATCATCGCTGTCTTTGTATGGTTCCAGTGCCTTGTAAATAGAAATTTTGGGGTTGAGTTCTGGATTTCTTCTGGCTTCTTCTAGATATTGTTTGAACGATTTCATTTATTATTCCTTGTAAGATTAGAGAGTTCATCCGCAACAACTCTACTGACATCCAGTTTTGTGGTTTCTATTACAGGTATTTTGGTAGCTTTCGCTTGGTCTAATGTGGCAAAACCACCAGCTTCATTTGTGGTAACAATCAACTTGACAATCTTGAAGTTGGACAAAATAATCTCGTCATAGTTTGCCCCTGAAAGAATCTGTGTTCGCTGAGACCCCGCCTGTTCCTTGACCCATTCCAGTAAAACATCATGAAGAATTTTCTTGTGTTTTTTCATGATTGGAACAATACCCTCATAGAATGCCCGAATCATACGACTCTTGGCCATATTATCGTTGGTATTAATCCAATAGAGAACCACTTGTTTGAGATCACTCTGTTTATAAACACCTGCATCCACTGAAAACTCAAAATCTCCTTCAACAAACTCTTGAATGTCCTTGTTGGATTTCATCTCATTCTGGAAGATTTTATCCTTCAGGTCTTCAACTTGCTCTTCAAACCTCGTCAGATCCCCGCCAAGTCTTTTAGCTCTGAGCCACAAAAAACTGCCGTATCCAACATCAATGAATCTTGTTCCCTTCTTATCCACCACTGACATGAGATCAGTCGGTCCCCCTGTCATAGCATAACCTTTGAGGATTGCCACAATCCCTGCTCCTCCCCAGACACCCCCAGAGGTCAAGGAGCCAAATCCACTCTCTACGGTGAATGCTGAGATTTGTTTTCCTCGTTTGTTTTGAATCTTGATCAGGTTCTGAAGATTATTGACGCCAAGGACATGGGCTGCATACATGGGAACAGTTCCAATAGTTTTTTCTATCATACTCTGTTGCAATGGAATCATGCAACCCTCTCGCTCACGAACCTCTTTATAGAACAACTGGTAGAATGTTCCCTGAGTCCATTTGACTTCTTCTGATAAGTATTGTTTAAAAGATTTCATTTAATATAACCTTAAATCTGGATCTGATGATACTTTTTGAACAATCTCTTCTTTGGAAATAAATTCACGAGGAATTTTATTTTTGACCGCAATTTGTATTGCTCTTTTAGGGTCAAAACTACCATCATTTATAATATATGCCTTGATTATCTTGGGATAATCTATTACGACCTCATTGTACGAATCTGTGCTTTTTAAATCATCAGTAAACAAAGCACGAATCTCCTCGGCATGTTTTGTTACATAGTTTTCGGTAGAATCCAAGTAAGTTTTGATGAACTTCTGCTTTTCCTTGCCATCCATGTCTTCGGGTTTTTTCAGAATGGTCATCATTTTCAGTCTGGTGCCCAGAAAAGTTTTCAGGTTATTGAAAGTCTTTTTATTTTCTGGTCCAAGTTCCATGTAAATGTTGTCCCATACTCTATCTGCAAGCATAACTGTTCTGTACCCACTATCAGTTCTTGCTGTGAATGCATCAAACCCAAACTCAATCCCCTCCTTGCCTTTCAATTTTAAAAGCACTTGACCATCGGTTTCAACACCAGACAATAATGAGCCAAGTATATACCTAGTAGACACTCTATTGAATGCTGAGATTGAGTTTTTTTTACCTTGTCTCGTGACAAGACTTTCAAAACCAGATGTGCTGGTAATATGAAATGCTGTAGTCTCAGTTGAATCTGGAAAAATACGATTCCACATTGTACTTCGTACAACGAATGGAATTCTTTCCCAGTGTTTTAGAATTGAATCTGAGAACTTATGTACTGATTGCGCTTCGGCAATAAATTGATTGAATGTTTTCATTTTATCCTTAAATCTGTGTCCGATGATACTTTTTGAACAATTTCTTCTGGGGAAATAAATTCGTGGGGAATTTTATTATCCACTGCGATTTGAGTTGCCCTTTTTGGGTCAAAGTAACCATCGTCTATGATGTATGTCTTGACGATCTGTGGATATTCCATCACGACCTCATTATACGAATATTTGTCTTTCAAGTCATCAGTAAACAAAGCACGAATAGCATCGGCATTTTGTTTTACAAATGATTCTGTGGCATCCAAATAGTCCTTGATGAACTTTTGCTTTTCTTTACCATCCATATCTTCTGGTTTTTTCAAGATGGTCATCATTTTCAACTGGTTACCCAGAAAAGTTTTCAGGGCCTTGAAAGTCTTTTTATTTTTTGGTCCAAGTTGCCTGTAAATGTTGTACCAAATTTCATCTGCAAGCATAACTGTTCTGTACCCACTGTCAGTTCTTGCAGTGTAAGCATCAAACCCAAACTCAACTGCATGTTTACCTTTCAATTTTAAAAGCACTTCACCATGAGTTTCAATACCACTCAATAATGTTTTAAGCACGTGTTTGGTAGACACTCTATTGAAGGTAGAGACTGAATTCTTTTTACCTTGTCTTTTCACAAGGTTTTCAAATCCAAATGTGCTGGTAATATGAAATGCTGTAGTTTCTACTGAATCTGGAAAAATACGATTCCACATTGTGCTTCTAATGACGAATGGAAGTCTTTCCCAGTGTTTTAGTATTGTATCCGAGAATTTCTGGACTTCCTGTTCTTCAGTGATGAATTGGTTGAAAGTTTTCATTTTATCCTTAAATCTGGATCTCTTTTCAGAAGATTAATTAAGTCGTTTTCATGTATTAGTTGGTAAGGAATGTTATTCTTTTTCGCTAAATTGGCGGCCCCTTCCCAGTCATAATTCGCAAAACTATCATTCATAATATATGCCTTGACAATCTTAGCATACTCTAACACAATCTCATTGTAAGTGTTGTATTCCATTTCGTTTGAAAACATAGCACGAATGGCATCAGCATTTCGTTTTACAAATGATTCTGTGGCATCCAAATAATCTTTGATGAACTTTTGCTTTTCTCTACCATCCATGTCTTCAGGATTTTTGACTCTAACCATTCTCATGAGCGTGGTGTTTAGATGTGTCCTCAAGAGGTTAAATGTCTTTTGATTTTCTGGTGAGAGCATATACCTAAAATCATCCCACTCATCATCATTCAATAACACTGTTCTATACCCACTATCAGTCCTTGCAGTGTAAGCATCAAATCCAAACTCACCCGCAGATTTACCTTTCAACTTGAGTAAAACTTGTCCTTCAGTCTCTATGCCCTGCAACATTTGCCATAAATCACCACCATTATAAATCTTATTGAATGTTGAAATTGCATTTTTTCTTCCCTGTCTCTTTGCAAGATTTTCAAACCCAGCCTTATCAGTGATATGGAATGCAATTGTTTCTGTGCCGTCGGGCATAATTCTATCCCAAATATTGCTCCTAAGAACAAAAGGGAGTTTTTTCCAACGATATAGTATCGTATCCGAGAACTTTTGAACTGCCTGTGCTTCGGTAATGTATTGAATGAAAGTTTTCATTGCTTTCCTAGTTTAGCTAATTCGGTTGAGATGTCGAATTTGATTCCATTGAAGGTAGTTTCCACGACAGGCAATCTAAATTTCTCTTTGAGTCTTTCTGCTACAAGTTTTCCATCAAGACCCCCAGGCAATTCTTTATCTGTAATCACGAGGAATTTCACCACTTTGAAATTCGACATTATGATTTCGTCATATGCTGATGGAGTCGAGCTTTTATTTCCAAGAGACATCTGTTGAGCGTACTGTGCCAAGATGAAATGCATTGCTTCTTTGTATTTCATCACGATAGGCTCAAACCCATCATAAAATGCTTTGATCATTCTGTATTTTGCTTTAGCATCATACTCGTCTATCCAGAACAACCCATCAAGATATGACCTGACAACCCCTTCGCCTTCGACATACGTTTTCAAAGCAGGATTGGTTTTCAGTTCATTCCTGAAAATTTTCTCTTTCAACTCGTAGATTTTATCAGCAAGAGTATTGAGGTCTCTTTTGAATTTATCAAAATCGCCAGCAGCATTTTTGACTCGTCTTTTAGCAAGGAGAGCAATGGTGCCACCTTCGGGGCTAATGTTGACGTATCTTGTTCCTTTTTTATCAACCAGAGACATAATGTCTTGTTCGCCTCCAGCCAGAGCATTTCCTTTGATTATAGCAACAACACCAGAACCACCCCAAATGCCACTCGTTGAAATGCCTCCCACAGAATCAGTTTCGGACGTGAAAGCAGAAATAGCCTTTGATTTCTTATTTTGTATACTCATCAGCCTATCAACATTCTCATATCCAAGAACGTGTGCGGCATACATCTCAACGGAGCCAACAGTTCGTTTGATCAACGCAGAGGAAAGAGGAATGAAGACATCGCCTTCATTTTCTTGTTGTTCTTTGATGAATATATTGAAAAATGAACCTTCTGTCCATTTAGCTGCTTCATCGAGGTATTGCTTAAATGTTTTCATTTTTTTACATTCCCCGACCACCAAACATTTTTCAATTGTTTCAGCTTATCTGGGTGCATTTCCATATCATCAGAGTATTTCATACCCTGTACAACATCATCATGCCCATTATTTTTGAACTCAAGCACCAACCCATTAGCAAATGCAACTCGGTCAACGCCTATATGAACTAATGGATGCTGAACACTAAGAATATCATCAAGTGCTTTTGCTAACGACACAGAATCAATTTGCTTGTGTGCTTCCATATAATCAAACAATTGTACTGGTCTTTTGAACACGATTGCTTCTGTTATGTATTGACTGAATGTTTTCATTTCTTTTCCAAAGTAAAATATGTTGCAGTAGGTTTTTCATCAATGGAATAATCATACCCCGATGGTGTTTGTGTTTTAACCAACGTTGCATAAAGTCTGGAGCGAGATTTTCCTTCTACTTTATCGGCACTGAAATACATTTTTTCGGGGTTTTTCTTTTTTATAAAGTCTTTTATCACTGCCATCACTGTCGCTAAAATACTAGAAACCTCTTTACCACCCTCACCAGTTAATATTATATCTCCGTTTTCATCTGCAAAAAGAACTTCCCACCTATTTGTTGACTGATAATACATCATGAAGACATCATATTTTTTGTTATCATTGGTGTAAAATTCATACTGCCATTCGTAAGGATTATGCTTTACCATTTTAAATGGATAGGGTCTATCAAATAGTTCTGCTATGTACTGATTGAAAGTTTTCATTTCGCTCTCTATTATGAGTTCAACCACTCTTTGGTGAGGGCAGCATATTTTTCAATTATAGCATTGGCTTTAGTAATCCAGTCTCGTTGATTTCTTGCCGATTTGATTGCCTCTCCCAGTTCCAAGAACATGTCCATTGTGATTTGATTTTCATAGAATGTAGAAATATTACTTGGTCTTTCCCCAGAGATGTAATGAATATTATAACCCGCTTTTTTGAACAGAGTCATTCGCCCCATTTGAAGATTTTTTCTCTCTTCTTTCGGCCCACTGTAGTTGCCCAAGAACCAAGTATCGCGTTCAATTGACCCGCCCAGTTTTGTGGTCCATGTTCTTTTAAAATCTGCTGGTTTGAGGGGTTTGTCTGCTTTTCCTGATGTAGAACCTGTCGCAAACATTTTTTTCATCTTCGTGTCAGGAAGTAGCTCTGAGGGGTTTGTGAGGATGGTATGATTTTTGCCCGACTGCCAATCTCTTTGCTTGAATTTCTGGTTTCTTCCGTTGTGATATGCTTCCATCCAAAGAGACAGTGGATAAGCAAATTCTGTAGAACCCGTTCCAAGAGTATCTTTACTTTGTTCATCCATCCAAACTGTCATCCAATCAGTAGAAAATTTCAATTTGACAATAGTTTCTTGTGCCTTGTCTTGAATGACGACATTCATTGAAATTCTATGACCAGAGAGAGATTTCGTCATTCTCTGCAAATCTGGGGTTTCAATAATCACCTCGAATTTTTTACCAGAGAACTTTTCAAAGTGGTTCTTATAAGCATCAGTATCAAAGTTGTCTCTCATCTGCTTGTAAATGCGTGGAATGTTGATATCTTTCCATGCTTGATAGGCTTTCTTATCAAAGTTTGAGACTGGACCTGAGCCCATGCTTGTACTCGTGCCTGTTCCTACTCTCTTTTTTAGCATGTCGTTTGCAGCATTGACTTTCTTCATCATCTCTTCTGAACCACCACGGTCAGGATGATTGGCAATTGCTGCTTTCTTGTAGGCTGCTTTGAGTTCATCAGCACTGAATCCTGCTGAAAGACCAAGTGCGGATAATGCATCTTGGTAAGACATCTCCAACAGAAATTCTTTGAAACTATACATCTTCTTCTATCCTCAATTGAAGGGTTGCATCACCTTTGATGAGTCGGTGATATGTATTTTTCGGCACATCAAATTCCATGCCTGGTTTCAGATCAAAGGGCATCTCGTTGTCAAACTGAAACTGCCACTTCGGACCATAGACCACCTGCACTTTTCTGTCTTTACGGTCTCTGTGCCAGACCAACTCTTCTTGAGTCACTTCTGGACCAAATGTTCGTATTCTGTAAGTACTGTAATGCTCTTCTCTGTATGGGACACTCATATATCCTACCACCATGCAGAAGGGTTGTCAACCTGTAATCCTAGTTCTTTTGCATATCGTGGAAGACGACAGGCCCAATAGGCGGCACTGGTCTTGTCGTTCTGTTGGTCACACTTATGACGAGCGGCGAAAGACTTTCTTGCAGCAGGATCATTGATCTTGACTTTGAGTCCTGTGGTGTCACCCCAAGTAACCTTTTTGACTGAGTCACCGTCTTTGACATAGACATAGTACTTCTTCGGACCACCTCTCTTTGGCTTATTCAATTCAACGTCTTCTTTTTCCATCAGTGGTAAATCCAGTGGAACCTCCTCACCCTCAAACAGGGCAAACTCACCGATATCAGTATGCAGGAATTCTTCTTCACCCTCAGAGACAGGAGTGTACTCCCCTTCTTCGTACAGAGCTCTGACAGTCTTGAAGAGTCTAAAAAAGTTCTCTGAGTAGAGTCTGAATATAGATTGACTCACGGGGATTTGGTTCTGTACATGATAGTCCAAGGCCTCTTTGATGACTTGTGTATCATGATGGTCTCTAAATGATCTCATTTTGTCCAGTTCTTGGTAGCATTGAAGTTAGCCCTTGAGAACTCAAGACGGTCAACCAACTTGACAGCCTTACCAATTTTATCCACAGCCACAAATCCTTCGGGTTGAGTGACTCTGTATCCGTTCTCTGTCCGAATGAATGTGTCCATCACACCTTTTGCTTTCTCCAGTTTCCGAATGACCATCTCCTTTGCATCAACCAACAGGTTTTGAATGTCAAAGATGTTTTTGAGTTGGGCGAAGTTTGTATTGAGGTAGTCAAGCATATCGTCCATGGCCTGTTGTTTTACGGCCTTGGTCTGTTCTCGCTTTACCTTGTCAATGTCTTTCTGCATTCGTTCAGCGACATAGTTGATCAGTCCTTTGGTGTGAAGAGTTGTGTTGGTAATCTTTTCACCAGTTCTCACCTTGGTATTGTTGTAGGTCTTGATCACTATGTTGTAGTCTGGGTTCTGAGCAATCATGTTGAGGACGTTTGAATCAACTTTATGGAAAAGTTTTCCCACCTGCGAGAGTACTGCAGTGATGTCCTGTGTCTCTTTAGCATTGAAGTTGATTGTACCAGAAGTGTCTTTGTAGTCGGCGTCTGTATAGTAAACATCCGAGGTCTTGGAGAGTTTTGAGAGGTTCACACTGAATGATGCTCTCATGTCTTCCATTTTTGCTCCAGAATAAGTAGTGTGAAAGACGATACCAATCTTGGATGCAAGGATAGTAGAAGCATTCTCTACTGGGACAGCATAGACGATGGTGTTCGGCTGGAAGATGATGTACTCTTTACCATCAATGTTCTTCCTCTCAAGATCTTCTGACGTGTACAGCATATCACCCTGAAGTACTCCGTCAATGTTGAGTTTGGAGAGTTCTTTGAGTGCGACCTTGAGTTTTGCATTTAGGCCAGGGTTTGGATGGTTCTGGTCTATGTCTTCTGGAGTGTAATTCAGTTTAGCATTCTTTGCAAATACACCCTTGGTCCCGACAAAGAATCTACCGTTCTCTGGATTAGTCCCGCAAAACACTGCTGGAGCTCCATCCCATTTGACGGTCACATTCACACTAGACTTTGAATTGCCAGCTAACATATCTCTGAGAGAGCGCAGGAAGTTGATTACTCCCCGTGTACCCTCTACACCGTTGTTGAGTACCTCATCTTCAAGGTGTTCAGTCATTCAAGGTGTAGGTTTTTACCTTCCTTTGCTTCAAGCAAAGAAAGACCCACACCTTGATATGACTCCTTTATAAATTGTTTAAAAGTTAGCATTGGTTATCCTTGATACTTTCTGGAAAATTCTTCGTAGTTTATAATTTTATATCCTTCAAATGTATAAGCAAGAACTCCCCCTGCTTTATTAGTTCCCATTCTGTTTTCACTATACTCCAGTTCACCATTTTCATCAAGACCCATACAAAAATGACTGTATAGAGCATAGTATTTACCACCCTGAGAACTACAACTGATTCCAATGAGTGGTAACTTACTACTAGTGAGAGTTTGCATTTTTTTATCAATGAACTGACTACCAGACCCTAAGTATTCGTATGGAGTTTTTGTACCAGATAACCCATATACTTTAAACACTGGCATGTTTGTTGAACCAAAAAACATCTCTTTTTGAAGTTCAACTATCTCTCTAGCTAAAGATGATACATTGGACATATTCTTGGTAGAAAAAATATTTTCCAAGGAAACAATAGATATCCAGTTTGCAAAGAGTTTTACTTTTTCATCTAACGTTTCATTACCACTAACTCTAAGCCCAATATCTCCTACGAATGCTATATGAGAATTTTTACTTGAGGTAGTCTTTATTTTTTTCAGTCTAGAGTCTATAGTATTCGTAATTTTTTTCAATTCTTCTGGAGATAAATTGTCAAGAATTGGAACCACATTACGTTTTGCCTCAATCAAAAAATCTTCTCTCAGAGATTTTTTGATTCCAGCTTCTCTAAACAAATTCTGAAGGTCATTTTCTGGACTTTGATTCATTCTATTGACTAAAGAATTTTTCAAGAAGGTATTAAAGGAAAATAGTTTAGAGACCAGTTTATTGAAGACTGTTTTGATACTGTCAAATACTTTAACTCCAATGTTTTTGGCCTTACCCAATGCATCGCTAAACCACCCTTCTGCTAAAGCAACATTCAACATATCATCAAATTCACTCAAACCATATCTGTCCTTGATACCTTTGTATATTTTTCCAAGTTGAGCGCCACCTAGTTTCTTTTTGAGAGACACATTGACAAACCGAATACCTCCTGGCAACTCACATATTCCAGTTTTTTCATCAAACGAAACTTTTTCAACTCTAAGTTTAGCTATCACCTCCTCTGCTGATTTATTAGAAAAAATAGCATCAGGCGTAGGTAATTTTGAACCTAACTTGTCAATTTGAGGGTTTTCTCTTTCTGCTTGATAGAACTGGTCAATCTTGTTATGAATAATGTATTTGAAATCGGACGGTAAAGTTTTTTTGAATAGCGAAACTCCTCCGGCTAACCTCAAAATTTCTACTAAATCCGAAAGATTTACAGACTCTTTATCTCGTATGGCTTTCAGAATGATTGCTCTACCTTCTTCATTGAAGTCTGCATTAGATGTCAAGATGGATTCTATCTTACTCAAGATTTTACCATCCTCACTTATTGGAGTGTTCTTATTCAGAATTTTTTCATATTCAATCTCCGCATCAAAAAATAACCCTAAACAAGCAGCAACCTCTAAAGTATTCTCACCCCAAGGTATGCCGCCTTTCATACTTTTTTTGTTGAAATATTTTGATATGTTGGATCTTGAACCAATCACTTTATATACTTGACCATCTAGCTCTAGGAATACGGAAACCTGTTCTGTACCCAGTGATACTAATTTAGCATCATCAGTCTCTAAGGTTTTTGTGAGAACGGAATCTTTAGTTACAGGTAATCCGGCCCTTACTAAAGACTCTAAATTTGATGATGCCGAAGAAGGAGAAAGTATTGTACCTACTGGATATTTGTCATCATAGACACTCATCTCATTCAGAATTTCTGATACGACTTCTTCAAAAACAAATCTCTTGAACCGTTTCATTTACTACCTCATGTGTTAAGTTATACTGTTCCAATTATTTATAATTATGAGACATTGGGGGGTGGTTCATCATCAGAGGGGACAGTAATAGAATCAATGTATTCTTTACGAGTAATCTCTTTCCAGCCGACACAGGAATTCTCATCCAGTGGGAGTGTATAAACTTGACCTGATTGGTCTTGAAGGATGTACATAGGGTGTCGGTCAAAGTAAACCGACTTGTCTGTGATACCCAAAACTTGAATGTTCAATTCAAATTCTGGGTAGGTGTAGAAGTGATCAACATGGAAGGCAAGAAGAGGTGGGGTCTGTTTTTTCTCTCTATACTGATCTAAGTCTATGACATTATTCTGGCTCACCTGTTACCTGTAGTGGAAAGTCATGTTTCTTGGCGATGTCACTCACCTGATATATCTTCTGTTCTGCTATCTGATAGTCATACACTCCGGCAATACCCTTACCCTTTTCGTGTACGTCTATCATAATCATATTAGCTTCTTCTTCGGACTTATTGAAAATAGACATCAACGACCACACCACGAAATCCATCGGAGTGTAATCATCGTTGTGGTAAACCACTTTGTATCGTCTTGGTGGCATTGGTTTTCTTGACTCACTTCGGTCAATTATACCAATTCCACCTCGTTCATTTTCACTCATGCAGTTTCGTTGACGATTTCAATCTTTGGAGAATTCTGCTGTTGCATTCTTTGCATCATCTGTTGTTGCTGTACCATCTGTTGATACTGTTGTTCATTCATGAAGTCAGCATTGAATGAGACACTACGCCGTGCAAAGTTGTCATTGGTCTGATATGGATAAACTGTATGTTGCAGATGAGCTGGAAACAAGAAGAAATCACCAACCTCTGGTTTGATCTTCATTAGACCTCTTGTTAAACGAGTAGAGGGTTGTGCTTGACCAATGAACATGATACATCCATCATCGTCTCTTTCTGGTTTGGTTGAGGGTAAGAATTCTGGCATCTTCAAATACATCACAGTAGACATACTGCACTCAGTGTGAATATGAATAGGATTGTATTCACCTGGCTGTTGTTCAACCACCCAACAACTTTTCATCATGGTATAGAACTTTTCCTTGGTTGGATTGTATGATGTACCCATCTGTTTCATACAGTGTTCCACATAGTGACCTACCGCATCCATGAAAAACTGATATACACCGATCTCTTGCATCTTCTCATGGGGAACTAGAGGTTCATCTTTGATTTGACCAGCAAGGTTATCACCCCAGTTTTTCCGAGATTCGTCTTCAAGAATGTCGTCAGTCAATTCAATCATTCGTTTGAGGACTTCATTCGGGAGTTTCATTTTCATCAAAACATCTGCCCAAGGTTGAATAGCCTCAACCTTGATATCTCCATAATCAATTTTCGTACCCGATTTTCTTGCCTCTTTATCTACTTTACGTCTTTCTGTTCTATTCATAATCAAACCCCGAAAAGTCTTTTTTTCTAAATCTACCACCCGTTGACACATCAAAAAGTGGTGTGTCATCATCATCCTGACCACTATCTATTAGATTCTGTTCAGATTCATCTACGTCAAACAGTTTCATCTTGGAACGGTCTATACCAATCACAAATTTTTTGTTTGAGGTTGGGTCGTTGTATCTGTTCTTGAGTTGTTTGACCATAATCTGGTTAAGTGATTCCAACTTCTCAGTAGAAATGATCGCAAACATGAAGTCAGCAGTAGCGGGAAGACCGAAAGACTCACTTGTATCCTCCAAGCCCACATCGGTATTTGAAAAGCCAGATCGTGTAGTTTGGGTGGCGCTAACCACTGGAACTTTGTACTCAACGGCCATTCCTCTCAACTCTTCAGCAATGGATTTGATAAAAGTGTATGAGTTCACATTGGAACCTGCACGAATACGAGATGAAGTACAGATATTTAGATAATCAATGAATACTATATCTGGAACGAAAGACCTTTTCAAGTTCAACTCATTCATCAATGCACGGAAGTGGTTCACATTGGCACTAGCCGTGGGGTACTCTTTGATAATCAACCTACCCTTGGTGGTCTTCCTGAGATTCTCAATCTTCTTATCATATGTAGGTCTAGGTAACTGGTGTAGGTTTTCTACCGAGATATCCAATAGGTTTGCATCAATCCTCTCCGCGATACGTTCTTCTGCCATTTCCAAGGTGATGTAGAGCACATTCAGGTTCTGAGATAGACATGATGCAGCTACATGACACATGAATAGACTTTTGCCGACACCAGTACCTGCAAGACAGATATTGAGTGTCTTCTGTGGTAACCCACCTTTAGTGATACGATTGAAGTAATCAAGGTCAAATGCAATCTTCTCTTCCACCCTATGATAGAAGTCATATCGCTCGTCACTGTCATCAAGATAGTCGTGTCCGATATGAGGATCAAAACTAACCGACAACGCATCACTCAGAATCTCTGGAATAGCTCCCTTGTCCTTCTTGGAATTCTTGTTGTCCAGAATACCAATGGACTCAACCACTGCATTATAGATAGCCTTGTCTTGACAGAACTTCTCCGTAGTCTCAAGCAACCAATTTAGATCAGTGTACTCGCTATCAGTCTGAGTGACCTCGTCCAGCAACAGTGTGACTTCCTTGAACTCTTCTTCTCTCAGTGGTGACTCTGATATCTCAATACCCAATGCCTCTTTTGAAGGGAGGGTATTGTACTTGTTTATGAAATCGGCAATCAGCCCATAGACGGTTTTGTCTGGATGTTCGGAAAAATACTCATCTTTCAGGAATGGTAGAGTCTTCCTTGCGTACTCTTCATTGTAAATCAGGTTCTTCAGTATAGTTGATTCAATTCTCATTCTGTGAGGCTTCCCATATGAGTTCAAGCAGAACTTCACCGATTATTCGTTCAAAAATTTCACCCTCTTCTTGTGTGATGTCTCGTTCACCGATATCACTAGGAGACATGACGATATCGTAGCTATAACTACATTTCACAGATTCTACATCAGCAGTCTCTGGATCATCAATAATTTTGAAGTCAACGTACTTATAGATGGTGTGTGAGAATGGTCCCTGTAAAACTTGAATACAAAAACCATCATCAGTCTCATCAACTGGATTCGGAACAACCCGAAACCATTCATTCCTCAGAAACTTCTTCGGTTGCATCACTGGTGCTAAGTTCGGCATCAGTTCCCTTTCCATATGAGAATTCCAAATCGGCCACCTTATCAATGGCATCCATAATATCCTGTGTAAAGTACTTCTCTGGATCATTCATGATCTGTTTACCAAACAGTTTGGACCCATCAGGAAGTTCGTAACGAGTTGATACTTTCTTGATAATATCATACTTCTCAGCAAGTTCCAACAGGCCATAGTAACGGTTTAGGCCTTCATCATACGTAAGAAGTACGTCAACCATCTTGTTCTCTTTGGTCAGCCGTGACTTGAAGTTCTTGCAATGAATGATGTTACCAATTACATCTGTACCAACCTTCTCTTTTCGTTTGGACAGAAAAATGATGTTGGATGCCGCATACTGCAAGCCAGAGCCCCCTCCCATTACGTCTTGCGGGAACATTGTACCGACCTGTTTGTACGTGTGGTTAGTCACCAATAGTGGAATACCCGCCTTGGCCAGTTTGAGAGTAAGAACACGAAAAGCACCCTTTACGATACGGGCCTTAGTCATGTCAACCTTGTCTGCTCCATCGGAAGTATCACCTACTTCTTTGGCAGTAGACAACATACCAAGAGAATCCAAACACAACATGAGTGGAGCACCTTTACTCTCAATATGTTTGTCAACTACTCGTGTTGCCTGTTGAGCAAACTCTTGAATGGTGGAAACTGGTAACTGGACAAATCGTTTGGTGTCAATATCTCGGTCCTCAATCATTGAAGAGGTGAGGGCAGATTCGGATTCAAAATAGAGTACACCCCCAGTTGGATTGTCATTCAAAAACTGTTTGACCAATCCAAGAATGAAGAAAGTTTTACCCGTGGCACTTTCACCTGCAAAGGCAGTGATCTTGTTTGATGGTAGACCCTTGTAGATACTACCAGAGAGGAGTGCATTTAGAATATAAGACCCCGTGTCAATATATTCTTCAACCTGACCTAGCATTCCGTCAGCTACCTTTGAGGCATACTGATTACCAGTAACACTGATCAGTTCATCAAAATAGTCACCCATGTGTTCCTTTCGTGTGGGAGTTAGTACTAATGAATAGTATAACAGTGAGGTATGTATTTGTCAACTGAAGAAGTCCATAAGATCAGGTTTTCTTTCATGTTTCCAACCGATAACATCTAAAATACCTTTGAGAGGTTCAAGAAATGATTTCTCAAACTGGAGCTCATGATTGACATACTGATCAAGATCAAACTCTCTTGGTAGAGTAGATAACATAGCAATGACATTACCCCCAGTAGGATTTGGTTCAGTCAAGTAAACATACTTGATCTTTTCACCCTCCTGAATGTAAGGATACTTCTTGGCCATCTTTTTGTTCTTCAACAGTTTGTTGTAGATCAATGACCCTCTTACATGAATAGGAGTAGCCTTTTTGTAGATGGTGGTGGAGTCATAGTACTTGGCCAGACCCTTGACTGAACGAGGGAATGCAACATCTTCTACTTCAAGCTCCTTGAACTGTAGACGAAACTCTTCAATGAAGTCTAACACATCTTCCTCAGTACCATTCACGATCAGTTTGAATGCAGCAGAAAGAGCCTTACGACAAGGTTCTGGAGTAGAACTCTTGACAGCTTCAATACCCATGATCTTCAATTTGGGTTCATCATATTGCACACCCTCTGAGTTATGAACATTCAGAATGTAGTGTTTCTTGGCGACCCAAATTCCAACATCAGCCAAGACCTCTCTCTTCATGACCATCTTTTGTTCAAATGCATTGACATAGTTAGCCAACTCATTGTAACAGGTATCAATCACCTCTTGAATTTTACCGTCACAGACAGTATCCATGAACTTGATTACCTTGTCCGTTGGTGCATCTTCTAACCCTGATCTTTTGACCAGTTCATCCAGGCAGACATAGAGCGAATCAGTATCTGAAGCAATAACATAGTCTTTGTCGGCAGTGTCAAGAATCTTGTTGAGATACTTATTCACTGCTCGTTCTGCCCACCGAATGACCAACTGTCCAGAAAGAGTAATAGCACTGGCATTATCAACTTCAAAGAACCGAAACCATTCATTACCCAAAGCACCATAAGCAGAGTTCAGAGCAATTTTCAAGTTCAACTGGAGGTTGTGATACTGGGCCAGTTTATTGACAGAGGCATTCTTGCCCTTCTTCTGCTCCTCAATCATCAGTTTTTTGTACTTGACTCGGTCATTGTACATCTGTTGCATCAAGGCAGGAAGGAATCCCTGTTTCTCTCTGGTATAGATAGCACCATTCGGTGCCATCGTCTGGTTATTCTCCTTTAGGAAATCAGTATCCAATTCTTTGTCCAATAGAAGATCAACCATTCCCGCTTGGTTTTTCTTACCCACCAGAGTTTCTGGACTTATATTGAATTCCATGATCAAATGCGGGTAGAGAGAATTCAAGTCAAAACTGGCCACCCATTTGTGTCTACCTATTTGTGGAACCTTGACGTATGCACCCTCATAGGTTTCGGTTTTAGCAACATGAGATTTTGGTGGTATTACTATTTTCTGATCTCTCAGATGGTTGTAGATGATCATGTCCCACATCTTCACTGGAGAGAAAACATCGTTGTAGTTTATCTTAGCCATGTAGGCCAATGAGATGATCATCTCAAGAAGTTTCATCTTCTCTTCCAGACGTTCAATCAAGAGTACGTCTTGAATGTTGTAGTCCACAAACTTCTGGAAATTGGTCTTGTAGAGTTCGTGAAGATTGGCTACTTCAGAGTAGTCCAATTTCTTTTCACCCAACTCAACATATGCAATGTGGTTCAGAGAATACGATTCCCGATTCACATAGGTGAACTTTTTATAGGCATCCATGTAGTCTATGGATGATACTCCATTCAGTTCGTAGACCTGTTGTTTTCGGCCACCCATAAGACTAACCTCACTGTCACGTATAAACCCCCAAGGAGAGAGTTTACTCACAACCTTATCTCCAAGGAGACGAGTGATGCGATTAACCAGATACGGAATATCAAAAAATCGTGTATTCCATCCTGTGACAATGTCTGGATAGTCTGCAGACCAATCTAAGACAAACCGATTCAGCATATCTTCTTCGTTTAGACAACGAATCAGTTTGACATCATCTGGAGCATCATAGTCTTGATAGGCATAAACCTTCATCTGACCACCGATCTTCATAGCAATGGTCAATACAGACTCAGAGGTGTTCCTTACATCAGGAAACCCAAACTCTGAACTTGTCTCAATATCAATGTATGCAATTTTGATTTTGGATAGATCATAGTCAACCATGCCTGGATAGTTCTCTGAGATGTAGGCATACTGGAAGGTCTCAATACCAAAAATCTTACCGGCATAACTCCTCATTGCTTCACGAGTTTCCTTCATGGAACCCCACTGCACTGGAGAGACATTTTTGCCGTCTAGAGTCTTCCAATCGGTTGATCTATTTGATTGAACATATAAGGTGGGCTCGTAAGGAACCTTTGTCTTGAAAGATTCCCCGCGTTCATTGACCCCACGGAGTCCAATATAGTTTCCGTAGGGTTGTACATTTGTATAGAACATAGTGTCCTCATTAGAGTTACCATTCAGTTATAATTGTAACATCCTTAGAGAAATATGTCAACACTATGCTTTAGGTTTCCAAGGCAGGTACTTACCCTTAGTCTTTGAATTGATGATGAGTGCTTGCTGACGATTGTCACCTTCTTTTTTATAGGAACAGTGAACCCATCCCGAGTTCGGATCACCTTCTGGGTCGTGAAACTCAAGGATCATTTGATCGTACTCAAGGTTCTCATAGATCCACGTCGCCAGTTCCAAGTTAGACAACCCATAGATTTCAAAGTCGGCTGCTTCTCCTTTGGTGTGTTGAGACTTGGCAGATGAACCAACTGCTTCACACAATTCAACCGAGCGAAACCCAGAATTGATGTTCACAGACTTTCCAAAGTGGTCTCGCACTGGTTGAAGAATGTGACAACAGAGCACTGTCAGGTTCACAATCTCTTCTATTTTTGGAGTGTTGTCTATACCTTTTCGTATAGCAGTATCAGAGAAGGTCATTTCCTTCAGCGAAAAATTCTTTTCAAGTTTCAAAAAATGCTCCTTGTAATTATAGTTTGATGTTCCACCAGTCCATCTTTGCCAAAGTGACTGGACCCCTGAGTTCTGTAGGATACTTGCAAACTCCATATTCTTCTATAATATCTTCTTCCGCAAAACTATCAGTACCAAAACTAAAAGGACGACTTCCTGTTCTTGACATAAATGTTGCCTCTTTTCCTGTTAATTTTCCAAGAGGAATTTCTTGATGATATTTGATCTGATTATTTGGACAACGATTTGTCCCTATCAAAAAAGTATTATTTTCTCCGGCTTTTCCGAACAAAATACTATCTTGTTCAAATTCTTCCCCAAGTTTAAGTAGCGTTTTTTTTAACGTTCCCTTATCCTCTAAATCAACTACAAAAAAAGTATTTTCTTTTTTAGGTTTTTGGGCAGAAGAAGAACCAAATCCTTCTATGTAGCTTCCTCTTATTTTGGTGACCTTAAAACCGCCCGCCAGCAACTTAGCCAATAATGATTTATTGCGTTGTAAATTTTCTTTTGTTGTGTACTTAGTTCCATTTCCGCAATCTCTATAGCCTCTAAATGCGGTTAAAAAACCATAATCATGTTCTGATATATGTTTTGAAATTCTTGAAATGCCTTTTTCTTGTAGAAATTCTTTATAAGTCTTCATTAGTTTTTTTTCCTTTGAGGAGAGAAAGATTATACCTCTTATCCCTGTAAAATTATTCGTTTAGTAATATCTCGTTGTAAGTATTTAGTATTTTGATTCCTTGATTCTCATCTTGTGGTTCAGTCTTCTTGGTCTGTTTGGACATCAAATTTCCCTGTTTCTGGGTTGAAGGTAATCTTGAGATTGAGTTCAAGGTCAGAAGCCTCGTAAGTGCTCTTTTCATCATTGTCTAAGAATTCTGTCAAAGAGGTTGCTGCTTGAGTTGGGTCTGCTTTGATGATAGCATCAAGAGCACCCTTTGCTTGAGGAGGTAGAACATCATCAATCATTTTGGACACATGATCTTTTGCCAAATCCTGAGCCTTGTCAGCAACAAGACCAGTGATGACATTCATGAGAAGTAATGGTAACATGATTACTCCTTGAATGTATAGTTATCGGGATTGTTCAAATATTTTGCATACCTTTCAGTACCCAAAGCAGAAAGAGGCCTCAAACCTTCTTTTTCACAAAAAGATTCTTTTGATAATATTGTAGGTGGTTCTGGTGTTGGTTCTACTGCCTGTGGTGATACTTCCTCAGAACTAAGTTCTTCAGAGACTGTGTCTTCTAAAATTTTAGTGAATTGAGATGATTTTTTTCTTGGCATAATTACTCCGTACATATGAGGTTTACATTACACCTATATGTATAATACCCCCAACCCCAGATTGGGTTGGGGGCAACAGAGTTAGGCTGTCAGACGGGGAGACGCACTACCGATTTCAATCAGTCGTGGCTTCTTTTCTTCGGGGATAACTCTTTGAAGGAAAATCAAAAGCAGACCGTTCTTCATGTCTGCACCATGTACGATTACATCATCCGACAGGGAGAACCTGCGGACAAAGTTCCTCTTGGCAATACCTCGGTGAAGGTATTTGGATGGACCATCATCAACACTCTCCGTGGTAGTACTCTTCACCTCAAGAACACCTTCTTTCAATTCAATCTGAAGTTCTTCCTGAGAGAAACCAGCAACAGCCATTTCAATGGTGTAGTTTTCATCGTCCTCTTTTACAATATTGTATGGAGGATAACCACTGTCTTTGGTAGTAGCGTGGAGGTCGTTGAAAATTCTATCAAACAGGTTGTCAAATCCGACTGCTGTCTTATAGAAATTGTCTAGGTCTTTTGTGCGGAATTGCATTGTAGTCATTGTGTCTCCTTTAAAAGCGAGATTAGGTTTGAGCCCCAACCATTGGCGACTCAGTCTTTGAACCCCTCTCCCTGTCTCCAGCGAGAGAGTCTGTGCTTGAACACAGTCCATAATAATTCACGGATGGAGTCTGCACCATAATGCCCAACTCCCTTGACAATAAGTTTATACCTTGTTGTCATATCATCCTCATCTATCAACCAATTACCATTATAAAATCGTCCCATCAATGAGACTCCTATTACACTCCTGTACTACCAAAACCACCATCTCGGTCAGTCTTGGACTCAGGTGCATTATCAACTTGGACGAGGTCATAAGTCAACCTCTCCACTAACTCTGCTTGACAAATCCTGTCACCATGTTTGATGGTTTTAGGAGACTGTGAAATGTTGGTCATCATCACAAAGACTGGATCAACATAATCCCAATCAATCACACCTTCACAGTTAGTCAAGTAGAGGCCCTCTTTCCATGCAAGGCCTGACCGTGAATGGAGGCGTACTGAATATCCATCTGGAATATCCAGCACAAGACCAGTAGGAATGAGTATCCTCTCCATGTTGAAGATTTGGATTGTTCCATTCCTTACTGGTCTTTCAATCTCCCGATCCAAGGTATCCTGCCTTACCTTATATTTAGTCACACCTTCAAAACATGCATGGAGATCAAAACATGCAGACCCCTTTGTTGCAAAGTACGGGTCTTTTGCATTCTCATTCAGTTTATGATAACCTAATTTCAATTTTGCCATTATGATCACTCCTCTGTTCGTTTAGAGCCAATATTATACTTGGTGGTCAAATTCCATTCAGACTTTTCTTTGAAAGCAATGATTTTGAGTTGGTTCAATGGGACCACAGGGTCTTGGGACTTTTCAGTCTCAACCAACTTGATTAGTCCCCACTCGGACAACAAATTAGCAATGGTGTTTCTTCGGGCAACATCATTCTCAGAGAAGTTAGTCGGTTTACCGTCAAGGGCAAACAACTCCTTGAAGTGAACGATATAATACTTACCTTGTTTGTGAAGAATGTGACAAGACTGATAGAGTGTCTTGTCTTTACGGGAAGCAACCCCAATCCGAGTAAGGGTTTCACGAACCTTGAGAAAATCATCTGGATTCTCCAAGGTACATTCAATCATTGTTTCAATGGATACAGTCATTTTTCAACTCCGCCTGGATGTAGTTTTTCTCTAATGATGGCCAGTTGTTCATCACTGAGAATGTCTAGAGCATCCTTGGCTTTTTCATTACCGAATCCATAATACTCTCTAACTAAATCTAGGTCTTTTAGTTTCTCAGCTTTCAACCATTTGCCATATCTCTTCTTTTGTCTAACTGTATTTAGTAAATAGTCAAACTGAAGACGAGCATCCAGATAATGTTTCTGATTCATCTCATTGGCTTGGAAAATGGTATCCAGAAAAAACGAAAGACCACGATTTATGATAAAGGAAGAGTACTTCTTTTCGTCCTGTTCAGTTTGCAGTACATCTTCCTTGGTTTCATTGATTGCTTTGAGTATGTCAAACGGACTCATGAGAAGAACTCCGTTAATCCTACTGATTTAATTTCTTTTTCATTATTAAACTCCTTCATTATAACACGATCATGTTCTTTTGTCAAATATTTCTCAACAAGTTCTTCAGTGATTGTGATATGACCATATTTACCAATTGGCATACTATCTGGCCAATTTTTTGAAATCTCAACTAGTCTAGGATGTTTCAATCCCTCTGCAATAGCTTTACAAGAACTTTGGTTCCCTACAAATAATTTAGAACCAGCAATATACTTTGCCACATCTAAAGCATTATCAATCTTAACATAGTGTGAAAATCCATACCTCTTAATAAACTCATCATATTCTTCTTTTAATCCAATAAATCCACAATCATGATATTTCAGTAAAGTGTAATCAAAATAATCTTCATTATATCTTGGTGAACGATTGATAATAACATCATGTACATGAACTGGATCTACTTTTAGCCATGCATGATCTTGTGACCATCCTTGTAAATCTCTGTGCTTGTCTAAATCAAAATGAATACCATCCATGTATTTAACATGCTCAGAATGAAGAGTGACACCAGAGAGTTTTAGAGGAAAATGGTGAGATCTGACTCCTGCACACATCATGTTCAACTTCACTAGATCTGGACCTAACATCAAACGGTAAAAGGCTTGATAAGATTCAAAGTTGACATCTACATCATCTGGACAATTTTTACTGTGAAGGACAGCACCAATATATGGTTGTGATTCAAGTAATGGTCTGAGATATTCAGCAGCGTGTTCTCTCTGAATGTGATATTCTTTGACTCCACCTCTACGATATATGGCAGGAAGACTATAGACTATATCACCAATTTTAGCGTTGTGAAATACTCTTTCCATGTAAATCCTTATATAATCTTGAATAATTACAAATGAATTTTATCTCTTCAACATCACCCTGTATTCTCTTATTTTTAAAATCGTTCTTTTTTACTTTGACATATTTAGGCCAACGACTTTGTAATTTTTCAATCATTTGATTGTTGAGCTCAATAGTTCTACCTGCTGCATTACAACCTTCATGACTATCATAAGTTAAAGGTTTAGTTGTGACACAAAATTCATTTGAAACTCTGTTCCTATGTCCTAATTCTAGGAGTTGCATATTCACCCAAACATCTTCACATGTAGTTAAAGAGGTCCAATCTACTAAATCTCTTGGGAGTTTTTTACCATTGTAAAATTGGGTGCCTACAACATTACTATTGTCTGTGAAATAATTTCTAGGAAGAGGTAAAGTGGCCATTCTCAATCCAGCCAAAGTTATCCCCTCATCAAACCAAGATTTGATTGTAGTGAACATATCATCAAAATCTTTTTCGTTCATGGGATAAAACTTCCACCAACCCAACTGATCCATCTCAGGATTCTTTTCCAGAAATGTATCTGGTTTTTTCATATTGACAACTTCATCATGCCTAGGATCTCCTTGCACATGAGTCCAAATGTCTCTGAATCTTCTTCTAAATCCTAGATCATCATCAAAGGTCACATAGTCAATATCACCTGCATGATAAGCAATCCATTCTCTAGTCTCTGCAACATTAGAAACTTGTTTGTCAATGATTGTTATCGGTAAATCTCCATGTAACTCTGCTTCCTCTTCTCTGACTACTAATGTGGCGATTTCTTGATATTTCTCTGGAAGATTAAAAAATGTTTTCTGTTTACCAACTCTTTTGTAAGTGGGTATGTATATTTTCTCAATCACTAAAAAACCCCTCTAGAGTGCTTTTATTGGCATGTTTACCAATCGGTTTCTCACTTTTACCAAGTTGACCTATTGTTGCAACTCTCCTGTCACAATATGAGACACAAGACAATCTTGTACCCTCACCTTTGATTTCAGTCACACCATGTAAATCACCAGAATTTGTTATGAGAACAGAATTATCATCCACGTTAATGGCAACCCTATATCTAGGTAATACAAAGAAAGCACCATTATAATCACCAACTCTGAAAACAGCCATAGTAGTTTTACCTCCAAGGTCACCACTATCAATATGAGCAGACATCCTTTTTGTAATTCGTTCATTGTATTTGTTAGGACTGAATGTAGTATATATGCCGACTCTATGTTCTTCTTTTATGAAACTTTCACAGAATGATTTTTGTCTTTGCCAAGCTTCTGGTTGTCCTTCTCGGAAAGCAATCTCACACCCCTTACCGATTTCTTTTAGTACATCCCACTTGTCAGGATTATTTTTGGCCCAAACGGACAGACCAATCTTTCCTGTAAATCTTCCCTTTTTGAAACCAGCCATAATAGAATGGATCTCGTTGGCCTCAGCAATATCAGTCCAAGATCCATCTTTCTTTTTAAGATAGTAAGAGTTTGGAGTCCTGAGCTTGTAATCAACCCCCTCTTCCATCCCTTTGGCTTTCATCTCATCATGATCTATCGGTCCAGCAGCATTAGCCCTCATGGTAGAGGTTTCGTTTATGTCATTCAAAGTAACGACAAGGTGATCTCTATTCTCATAAACATTTGGAATTACTGTGGCAATAGGAACTGGATCAAATGAAGAAGAAGGACTGAAGATGTTCACACCATTCTCATAATCTTTCGTATGAACAATCAAATCATATGCATCTTCAGTCAACCACTTCCCTTCCCATTCTTCATTTGTTTCTTTAAAATCTAATTCAACTGGGGCTTCTAAATTTTGCATAATACCTTTTCATAAATTGAGTTAGCATTGTGCATCATGTGATAAGGAGCCACCATCAAACCAATTCTTCGGTACTTGTCATCCAGTTTTTCAGACTCATGAAATTTGTAATCATCTGGTAAAGACATAATTCTCAGACACTCTTTGACAGTATATTGCCGATCTTCTTCTGGATGAATCAAACAGGACATACCTGTAGTCTGTCCTGTTTCTGTCAAAGTATTTGACGGAACCATCCACCCGATTCTACGAGTCTGAAAATATTTGTTATCTGGAACATATTGACCTAGTTCTTGATAAGCAGCACCTTGTTTCACTGGCCAAGGATTATTGATATGATCCTTTGGTAACAAATGCATCCACTCATATTTAGGCCTCCTCTTCATGTCTTCTCTCAAAAACTCAGCGTCTCTCATGTTCTCTTCATCTTCTTGAAGATCTAGTATTGCATCTTTCAATGTAGGAACTGGACGGAGTTGTTCTGGAAAAAGACTTTGAACTGTCATAAAATTAATTCCAAGTTTGTCTGCAATATCATCTCTGATGCAAAAGAAAAATATTCTTTCCCTCTTTTGTGGAACACCATAATCAGCAGCACTCATAACTTTGTGACCGACTGTATACCCAATACTTTCAAACCCTTTGACCATTTCATTGAAATAGTCTCTAGCATGATTCATTGTAAGACCTTTTACATTTTCACATACTATGACTTTAGGTTTGAGTATCCCACCCATCTCTATAAAATCAAATGTCAAATCTTCAATGTTGGTCTGAACATGACCATAGACTTTTTTGGTTTGACCCCATCCAGCTCGTTTCTTACCTGCCATACTGAATGGTGGACATGGTGGAGATCCATCAAGAATATCTAACTCGCCCTCTTGTATTCCTACTCGTTTCATCAACTCAGGAACATCAAGAGAACGAATATCTTGACAGATTGTTAGAGCATCTGGAAAGTTCATCTTATAAGTATCAACAGCGATTTTCTGAAACTCATTCATAGCAAGTAGGTGGCCTCCAGCGAGTTTGTAACCTATTGAAGAACCACCTCCCCCTGCAAATGTAGAAATGTAAGTAAATCTTTTACGTTCTGCTGAAGCATAAACATCAGCTAGTGTGTATGGCTGATACATCAAAACCTCCTTTCATACTATTTAGCATTATTTTTTTCATTACCTAAACTCACACTCAACCATAATTTCAGTCAGACAGGCAACAAGATTGATCTCTTGATCAGCCACAAAGGCTGACTTGTACTGATAGTCGGCAATGATCAAAACTGCTTGAGGAAGAGATTGGGGTTTCAAATGAGAACTCAGATTATCATACAGTTTACGATACATCCTTCCTGCATCCTGATCAATATTCTGATTAGTCCACTTACGAACTTCACTGAACTTTTTACCCTTCAAAGCAGAAACCAGTTCTTTTAGATTGATTTCAGAGATGTTGGAAAGAATACCTGAATCAATACAACCAGATGAGGAATAACGTTGAACTTCATTGATCACTCTCCGAAAATCTGGAAAGTGTTTCATGATCATCTCAACCAAAACCTTTTGGTCATAATCCACACTCTCTTCAGTCAAGATATACTGAAGTCGTTTCATCTGACGTTCTGCAATCTTTGGTTTCTCATTCGCAGGAATAGAGAAGTTGAAGACAGCACAACGAGAATGAATTGGGTCAATAATTCTATTCGGATAGTTACACGTGAAAATGAACGAGACGTTGTTGCCAAACTTCTCAATGAATCCCCTCAGTGCAGGTTGTACTGAGTCAGGGTTCATATAATCGCCTTCGTCCATGATAATGGCCTTACGATTACCAGACATAGAAACAGAACTACAAAATTGATTCATTGTAGTTCTAACAGTGTCAATGTTCCTACCTTCATCAGAGCCATTGACCATCAAATAATCAGTATTTGTTTCTATACATAATGCTTTAGCAGTAGTAGTTTTACCAGTGCCTGGACTACCTGCAAGAATGAGGTTGGGAACCTTCCCTGCGTCAACATACTCAGAGAAGGTTTCCTCAAGGTCGGACGGTAAAATACAGTCCTTCACGGTCTGTGGCCGATACTTCTCAACCCACAGAAAATCATCACGATTCATTGTCATCACCCCTCGTATTTGGAGTCAGATTCAGTAGCAATAAAATAGGTAAGAGTAGACTCTTTATGAGAAAACTTAGAGATACCCTTGGAAGTGATCTCTACATCATAGGAGCCAGGAAAAAGTTTGAGGTTTTCAATCTTGAACACCATCTTGAACCGTTTATCGGTCTCACCGATTTCAGTCTTGAAGGTGTCAGAAGAAGAATTGTTTACATCATCAGCTTCAAGATAGATTTTAGATCCATCTCCACTAAAACAAATATGTGGTAGACCCAACATGGCAGCCGCCTTGATGGTTTGACTGAAGTCTGCCTTAGACATGGTAGCCTTGACTTCTGCGTCAGGGAAACTCAGTTCTTTCTCTGGAGGAACAACGATCATGGCAGGGTCGGCAAACATATAATTCACCTTTCCCCCGATGTTCATCGTATTGTCTCCAATTTCCAGATCGGGCTGGTCAAAGAGCGAGATTACACCAAGAAGTTTGTTCAGGTCATAGATTGCAAAGTCTTTAGGGAAAGACTCTGTGATGGTCACAGATGCAAGGATGTTCTTCTGAGGAGAAATAGTTGTGAGTTTCTGACCAGACTTGAACTGAATGTTTTGATTGATACCTGCAAAGTTTTTCAACAATGCAAGGGTTTGTTCGGATAGTTTCATAGGATCTCCATAACGGTTTCAAACACAAATATTATTATACCACAGATGATGTATCTGTCAATCCTTCTTCTCTTTCTTCAACTTACGAGCCAGTTGTCTTCGTTCTGCACGAGACAATTGTTTACCAGCAGTCTCTTCTGCCATCTTCTCTTCAGCCTCAGTGACTTGATGAGGTCTAGAGGTGGTATCATAACCATGAGCAGCATAGTCAAGATTAGCAAGAGCACCCATTGTACCATTGAATACATAAGATCCAACATGACCAAGATTCATCCACGGGCACAACCATGTTTTGATGCCAATCTTCCGTGTGAACTGACAGAACATATAGTCCTCTGAAAGGTATCGGTCAGAACCACTGGACCCTTCACCTGCAAAAGCTTTGGAGTCAATCACTGTATCAAAGAACGAGTGAATGTACCGTGAACCATCAAAGTGTTCTGAGCGGTTATGGTCTGGTTTATAGGTGAACTGCGGATACGCATCTCGGAACTTCTCAAAAACTTCTCGCCGAATCATCATAAATCCAGTACCAATCTCAAGCACTTCCACGGGCTCTGTGATTTTGATTTCATTGGTTCCTGCCACAGGATTGAACACAAAGTCACCAGTGTACTGCTCTAATTCAGTAGGATTATTATCACTCAACCCCGCATCAACGGCATTCCTGACCTTTTCCCAAGCAATAGTTTTCTTGGGATATGGGGCTCCAATAATCTCTTTATCCAGAGCAGCCAGAGTCAGAACATCATTGGGATTGAAATGAATATCTGAGTCAATGAACATCAGGTGAGTGTATGGACTACGAAGGAATTCATCTACCAGATAGTTACGTGCACGTGTAATCAGAGATTCATTGAAGAGGTAGAAAAACCGTACATCCATTCCGTACTGAGTTGCAATAGTTGCAAGGTCAGCAGTAGATTTGGTGTACATTCCACTGCACATTCCACCGTACATTGGAGTTGCCACGAAAATCTTCTTCTTTCGCAACTCCTCAATTTTGATCTCAATCTCCATTTTATCCTTTTTGGTTTTTCAAATAATTCAACATAGTTTCAGGATCAGATACTCTGTAAGGATCAACGTTAACATTGTCATCAAATCCAGGCTCTTCAAAAATCTGTTGAATCACTCCGTCTTCAACATACATGGAATACCGCCATGAACGTTCTCCAAACCCGAGATTCTTTTTCTCTACGAGATATCCCATCTTGCGAGTGAATTCTCCGTTACCGTCAGGAATGAATGTCAGGTTTTTGACAGACAGATTTACCCACCACTGATGCATTACAAATGCATCGTTGACTGAGATACAGATCACATCATCCACACCCAACTCCTTGAACTCATTATACACTTCGTCGTAGGTAGGGACTTGATAATTGCTACAGGTCGGGGTAAATGCACCAGGCAGAGAGAAGGCGACCACTTTCTTTCCTTTGAAGTAGTCGTCTGTAGTCTTGTCTTCCCAGCGATATGGATTTGAACCCTCAATGGATTCATCACGAACACGGGTTTTGAAAGTAACTGCGGGAACTTCTAGTTTAGCCATAATGTTTCTCCATCAAATCAATAAAAAAAAAAAAAGATGAGAGACTCTCTCAAGCCCCTCATCTATTATATAGTCTCCTTAGAAAGGAGTAGTATCAATTTCTACCTCTTTCACATCCTGAGTAGGAGCACTGTCGGGTTCTACCTCAGCATCAACCTTGGTGTAGAGGTCCAAGAAGCTAGTCTTGGTGTCCTCGTCAAACCGATTGATACACATCTGAATTGCTTTCTTACGATCACCAAAGATGGCGAATGCATTGGCGATGTGGACCAACCTACGAGTGGCGACAATCTCATCAATACCACCTTCATAGAAGGTTTTCCGAATAATGTCTGCCCAGTTGACCAATTTCTCACCAAAGTCACCTTGTTCAATGCCCAGAGATTGAAACACCTTGCCAAGAATCTTTTTCTCAACTGGAATAGGTGCGTACTCCTGTTCCATAGTGATAGGGAATCTCTCAAGGAAGGCCTCGTTGAGAATGTTTGTTCCAATGAATCGGCCATCCTCAGAACCTTTACCTTTAGTGTTGGCCGTAGCCAAGACATTGAACCCAGAGGCAGGTTTGACAAACCGATTGACTTTCTTCAGAAAGACCCCTTTACCCTCAAGGACAGGCTGGAGACACATGATCTTGGAAGAGGCCAGATCAATCTCATCCAACAGAAGAACTGCTCCTCGTTCCATTGCCTTGACCACTGGACCGTCCTGCCAGACTGTGTTACCGTCTACCAAAGAATAGTGGCCCAACAGATCATCCTCATCTGTCTCCACAGTAATGTTGACTCTGAAGAATTCACGACCTGCCTTCGCACAAGCCTGTTCAATCATCATGGTTTTCCCATTACCAGAAAGACCAGTTATGAATGCAGGGTAATACATTCCAGACTTGATAATCTGGAAGACATCCTTGAAATGTCCAAACGGGACATACAGCGGGTCTTTAGTAGGGACCAAAGACTCATTTGGATTGTAGTACTCGGGAGAAGGAGCAGGAGCTTCAGCCTTTACAGGTTTAGTTACAGCCACAGGGGAATCGCTCTCAGTTGGAAGTTTATAGGAACCCCGTTGAACACGATACTCGGGGCGAACGAACCAAGACGGCCAACCAAGGTTTTTGTCTCGTATAAGGGTTACAATATCATTTTTTGTCAGAACTGCACCGTTACCGAAATGAGCAGATGCAAGGTCAACGAACTTTTGTTTTGCAGGACTCAAAGCCATCTCAACACCATCGTTTGAGGTTCATCACAAATGGGGAGTGAATCATTTCACCCCCCGCATCACAACTAATAGTATCCCATGTACTGAAGGAAAAGTCAACAACTTTATGCAACCATCTCAATAAAATTTGAGAGTAGAACTCGGTTCTGAAGTTTTCCCTTCGTCATCTTGGAGAAGGCCCTCTTCAGCTGTCCCTTGGTTGCATCATCGGAAACTTGCAGAGTCTGTTCTTTGGTTTCCATGTTGTCGCCACCCTTTATCATGTAGAGGGAAGACCAACCATGGCCGTTTGGAATGACCATGAATCCAGACTGCTTCCAAGACTTCTGAGCCTTGATCACTTGGTCTGGAGTCTCACAGAAAACAGAATACTCACCAGAAGACACACGGCCACCACGAATGAAAAAGTTCACCACATTGATATCCAGTGACTCTCTCAAGTATGTAAGAATCAAACGAGTCATTTCTTTACAGCCATATCTGTCTTCACGCTGATAGGAGTACTGTCTTTTGGTTTTACGATCAGTAATGAAACACTTCGCCTTTTTCGCAACAAACTTTCCATCTTTGTCAGTCTCCCACTTTATGCCCGATTCAATTCTATGAGTCTCTACATGAATGCCAGGCAGTTCGTGTTTATTACTAATGTTCCATGCTCTAGAATCAGAAAACCCTTCACCATCAGTCAAGTAAATCAAGTTGACAATATCAACATTGGTACTAGCCTTGAACTCAGGCATCAAGGTTCCCATTACAAGGAGTGATTGATTCAAGGGAGTTCCGCCTAATTCCATGTATTCAGGATACGGCACTCTTTGAGAGTAAGAGTAGTAAAAACGGGAAGACATTGCCATACCCAGAGCAAACATATTCAGAGTTGCCTCATTGAACTCTTTACTCTTCATCTTGGAAGAGAAAACATTCAACAGACTCACTCTACCGATACACAAGTCACCTCGTTGAATTTTCTTGTGAGTCCAACGGGGCTGATTGTATTTGTCAGTAATGTCTGTTCTAGGATAGTTATCACTGAACAGATACACCTCAAATGGAATGTTGACTCTCTTACAGAACATCACCAAAATGACCATCTGTTCAATGGTTCCAAGAAGATTAGTCTGCATTGATCCAGACCAATCAACAACCATGACCAGACCATGATTCTTGCCATCCTCGGTGACATTCATTTTCTTGAAGATGTTCTCGTTGTACTTGTATGTATGAAGAACATTTGAGTCAATGATTCCAGTATTAGCAGACCGAGTCCTTGAATGGGCCTCTGCCGCCTTCTTCATTTCAAACTCTTTGACCAGATAGTCAATGACTTTCTTGTTATTTTTACGGAATTCAATGAAGTACTTTCGGGCAACTTCAATGGGTTCAGATGAATACCTATGATTTTTCCAGAAAGTATCATCAGATTGAACCATTTCGGTAGTGAACTGCTTATAGTAATCACTGATTCTCTGTTGGAGAACATTGTGGGGAACTATGATGTTATCAAGGTTTGCCTCTGGGAAGTAGGCATAGAAAACCTCGGTCTCACCAGAGTCTTCAACCAACTCATTCTCTCGGCTACGAAAGTTGTCGTCAGTCATTGAAGACGGCCCTTCTCCACCCTCAGACCCTGAGCCAGGGCTATCTGAACCCTCTTCAGACTCACCATCTTCTGAATCAGACTCATCTTCGTTACCACTATTCATCTTTTTTTGTTTGGTAGTCTCAGAAGACTGACCACTACCAGATGAATTCTCATCGTCCTGCTCAACCATCTCCATTGACTCTCCATCATCACCATTCAGTTCATCAAACATATGTTCAGACTGATCAGTGAAAGATTCTTCTGTCTTAGAGTACTCATACAGGTCTTCTGCCAGTTTGACGACATCAGACCAAGTCAGCGTATTTGCAGTACGATCAACAAAGACCATTTCCTCTGCAGAGAACTGAATATCATGAATAGATCCACCTTTGAAGTACAGGTTGATCCGATCAATCAAGGGCAGTTCGTTGACATCATATCCATTGATACCAAAAAAGTCTTTACGAACCAGTTCAAGATACCCTTGAGAAAAAGAACGGCGACCGCCAGGGTACTTGTCTTTGACTTTACGTTCAATCCGTGCGTCCTCAATGACGTTGAGGAATGACTTGAACCCAGCACCTTTCTCAGTGACAGACTTGTGCCATCCTTCTTCAGGTGTGTACAAGGCATGACCAACTTCATGGAGAACCAAGAGATCGTACAGGTCATTACCCATCTCTTTCCAGATTGGGAGTCTCAGAATACGATTCTTTACGTCAAAAGAGGCAGTCTGATAGTTTCCATGCTCTACGGTGAGATTTTCTGTAGCCAGGAGTTTGGCCAGATTTGACTTGGAAGATGCTTGTGACATGGTTCCTCTAGGGAAAGGGTTTCTCTCTCAACTCACACTACCATAATAAAAGAAATTGAGAGAGAAGTCAACAAAAAAGATCACCTGAAATATCAAGGTATTAGAGTTCTACCAGTGATGTCCTCCAATCACCCAGCTCTTCGGAAAGAATGTGATAGGGGGAACTGGTCTTTGGACTGATCAACAGAACATCACCCTCATTGACATCCCACATATCGCAAGGAACAGGATTCTTGTTAGTTCCAAAATCAAGGAAAGGACGATTCTCATACGCATAAGTTGCACCATTTGCATCTCGTGCAATGTACTTGTATCGTGAAGGAAGTACAGCTTTTACATCAACAATCTTCATTATCATTCTCGGGGTATTCATTATCAATATCAGAGATGAACTGATTCATGTAGCCAATCAATTCATCAGTTAGTTCCTCAGACAAAATTCCATTGAACAGTCTTTGGAGAGTAGAGCGGTCATTCACCAAATCTACAACTTCACTATACATGAATCTATGAAATAAGTCAAGAGACCACCAGCAAGAAAGTACCTGATCGTCTTTTCCATCTAATCCATTAGATTCTCTATAGGTGTAGAATTCACTATTAGACCATCTTGAGTAGCTCATCGTTCTCCGATTCCAGATGCATTCTTCTTACCTGCCTCTTTCCAATCCTCTCGGTTAGGCATATAAGTGTATCCCATCTTATTTGCAATCTGACCTACTTGATTCTGTTTCTTCTGAATCTCTTCTTGTGCACGAATCTCTCGTTCAGCCATATCACCATCGTAGGTTCGTTTTGGTTTGACCGTATCCCAGTTGTCTCGTTTCATCATTCGTTCAAGAAACGTGTCAGGAATCATCTCAATATCCCTTCGTGCAGGTGTCATGAGCCTGTGGTCTGTCTGTTTCACTATTGTATCCATGATATATCTCTAAGTGAGGAGTGGAGCTGCTTATCAGATTTGAACTGATGACCTACACCCTACCAAGGTGTTGCTCTACCAACTGAGCTAAAGCAGCTAGATTATGGTGCCCCTGCGTGGAATTGAACCACATGCCGTCCACCCAACTCTTACGGAAAAGCTTAGAAGGCTTCTGTCAGGAAACAGGGGCATAGTCACTGAGATACTTCTCAATCACTTACTATCTATAATAGATGATTTGATTCTTTTTGTCAAGAGAAATTTATTGGGGGATTATTACAAATTAACAGCAACGATATTATACACTATAAACATCCACAACACAACCCCTGTGAAGTTCAAAAAGATTGTGGTGAGTTTAGATGGTTTATATCCATTATAATAAGGTTGCTTTTTCAATTTTTCAAACATCTTCTATCTCAATCTCATAGTCTAAATTGTGGGTTGTAATCGTATCTGTCTCATGGTCATACGAAATCATTACTTGGTCGGGATGTTCTTGAATCCATTCTTTAAAATCCGACAGTTTATCAAAATAACCTTTTTCCATCCACTCTGATTCATCCAATTCTAAAGTGTGTGTGTCTTCAACCAGATGTGTCTCTCTGATTGTTATTCTGAGCATATAGGTACTCGTACTAAAAAGGAAAGAAAAGGGATTCCAGAACGGAATCCCCTAAAAGAAGTATTTATCTTATTTTACAGCAAGACGAACTTTGGCAAGAGTTTTACTATCAAGAGGAACTAAGCCAGCATCACCAAGATAACCATACTCTCCAACTGCTGCTTCTGAAGTATACTCGTTCATGAACTCTTGAAAGCCAGGAACGATATTTCTATGTTCGCCTTTGGCATAAACATACAATGGACGACTGATGGGATATTCATAGGATTGAATGGTATCCAAAGAAATGGTAACTCCTTCAATCACTGCTCCTTGAATTCTATCTTGATTCTGGTCTAGGAAAGAGAATCCGAAAATACCAAATGCTTCTTTATCGGCAACAAGACGATTCACAATGAGAGTGTCATTCTCGCCCGCCTCTTCAACAGCACCGTCTTCACGGAACAAAGCACAATGCTTTTTATTTGCTTTCTTGACTGCCTTATCACAACCGTCAACCATCACCAACTCATTCCAAGCATCTCGTGTTCCAGAGGTTGGAGGTGGTGCGAGAATGACGATTTTCTGATGAGGAAACTTAGGATTGATTTCGTCCCAATAAGTTGGTTTTGGACCTTTCTCTGCCATTGCCATCCAAAGTTCATGTCTCGTGACCTCAAACTTTGGACCGTCAACACTGTTAGAGAAAGCGATTCCATCATTTCCAACTGGAATCTCAATAATGTCTTTGACACCATTTGAAGCACAAAGTTCTACCTCACTTTTCTTGATAGCACGAGAGGCATTGGTGAAATCTGGATGTTTCACACCAACCCCCGCGCAAAATAATTTCATCCCACCGCCTGTTCCTGTGGATTCAACGATAGGAGTAGGAAATCCTTGATTACCAAGTTTTTCTGCTACGATTGTAGTGAATGGATAAACCGTTGATGAACCAACGATTGTGATTTTGTCTCTTGCGAATGCTGCGGTAGCGATTAAACTTGCGGCAGCAATAGTAATAAGTTTTTTCATTTATCTCCTTTTTTACATTTATTTGCTAATAATTTTAAATTTTGCTTACCTAACCAAGATATTTCATCTTGTTTCCATTTGGTAAAATAAATATCAAACCATTCTTTTGAACGATTTTGCTGGAACCAATTCAACATACAATTACAAATGGCAACCTCTCTATATTTGCTGCATTCTGCAATGTAATCTTTGGTTTCAGATTCATTCAGTTTCCAACTACCTTGCGCTGAGGTAGCAATTACACTAGCTAGTAGTAAAAACCAAACTCTCATCATGCTCTCTTTTTTTAATCTTATCCATCCAGTAGCGACCCATCGGATAAGTTTCAATGCCTGGATCATACCAATCTCGTTTCATTACCTGAAACGGC